ACCACGCAGGGCAGCGTGTTCTCGGGCATCCAGGCGTTCGAGGATGCGCAGCGCATCGCCAAGGCACTTGCCAGCTCGACGCTGATTCCACCGCAGTTCCAGGGGCAGCAAGGGTTCGCAAACTGCTTGGTGGCGCTGGAGATCTCGCACCGGATGCGGATGAGTCCGTTCCAGGTGATGCAGAACCTCCACATCATCCACGGCCGCCCCAGCTGGAGCAGCCAGTTCATCATCGGCTTGGTCAACGGCTGCGGCCGGTTCAGCCCGCTGCGCTACGAGATGTCCGGCACCGGCGACGGACTGGCCTGCTACTGCGTGGCCACCGAGCTGGCCACCGGCAACGATCTGAAAGGACCGACCGTGAGCATGGCGATGGCGAAGAAGGAAGGTTGGGCCACCAAGAGCGGCAGCAAGTGGCAGACGATGCCCGAGCTGATGATCCGTTACCGGGCCGCGGCCTTCTGGGGCCGGCTATACATCCCCGAGCTGCTGGTTGGCATCCAGACCGACGAGGAAGTGGTGGACGTGGAGCCGGTGACGGTGCGCGCTGCCGAGCCTCAGCAGCCGAAGGCGAGCCTGGAAACTCTGAACCAACAGATCGCCAACCCACCGCCGGTGGTGATCACACCTGTGGAGGAGCCTGCTGATGACGAGATCTTCTGAGTCTGGATACCTGACACCGCGCGAGCTGGCTGCGCGATGGCGGAACATCGTCTCGCTCAGCACGCTCGACAACTGGCGCAGCAGCCAGAACCGTGGCCCGCGGTTTGTGAAGATCGGCGGCCGAGTTCTCTACCCAGTGGTGGAGGTCGAAGCCTACGAACAGCGCAACCTGCGCGGCCTGCCTAACAACCCTTCGCAACCCAACCGATGACCTTCAAGCTGAACCTGTCGATCTTCAAGAGCACCAAGCCTGACAGCAAGGTGGACTTCACCGGAATGATGAACGTGAAGGTGGAGGAGCTGGACGCGTTCTGCGCGTTCGTGATGAGCCAGACGCCGGACCAGTACGGCTCAGTCCAGGTGCCGATCAGCGGCTGGAAGAAGACCAGCAGCAAGGGCCTGGCGTATGTGAGCGCCGTGGCGCAGCCGCCGCGCGACTGGGTGCCGCCTGTGAGCGCGCAGAGCGCCGCGCAGAGCCTGGCCCAGGCGGTGGATGGGGAAGTGCTGGATGTGGATCTGTTCTAGGAGTTCATCAGCTCGCATTCGAGGCGAGCGATCTCGTTGACGGCCTGCTGCAGCAGCTGCTGCTGGTAGCAGGCCTGCTTGAGGAGAGCAGCCGCCAGAACGCCCGCGTCCTTGCTTTCGACCAGGGCGCGGGCTTGTTTTTCGATGGTGAACTGCTGCTCGGTGGTGAGCTTCACCGCCATCCACTCGCCGAACCGCATGGTGCCATAATGGCGGGGTACCTTGGAATTATACCGATGGAGTGTCCGCGGTGCACCAGCGGCGAGATCAGGACGATCACCACCAACGGCAAGGAGGCCGGCAGGGTGACCCGTCAGCGGAGGTGCCTGAAGTGCCGGCACACGTGGTACACGGTCGAGCTGCCGGTGAGCGTGGCGGTGATCGGCTGGACACGCGGGACGGGGAAGTCCGTGCCGGTGCTGCGTGTGCCGGTGGACCTGGCGGTGGGCAAGGAGGCCGTGTGAAGAACTGTCACAGCGGGACGGCAGGTGCCCCGTGGGCGGTGCATACTTAGGGGACCGGAGGCGATCAGTCCTCCACTCGGCAGCCCAGAGGCTGCGCTGAACATGCAGGATCAGATCATTGCCCTGATCGCTCAGTTCAACGCTGAGGCTCATGACATCGCTCAGGAGCTGCGCGGCAGCCTGCCTCACAAGGATCCGGGCCGTTACTTGGAGCTGAGCCGTCGTCACGGCGAGCTGCTGCGCTGGATCGAGTCCTGCCGAGGGCATCTGGCCTGAGCCTCCGGGCTCCCACACCACTCCACCCATGCTCACCACCACCCTTCTGGTGATCTGGAAGCTGCTCCTGCCGCTGCTGGTTGTGGTCGCAGTGATCGACTGGCTCACCGCCTCTGACGATCGCCGTGTTCGCATCCTGCGCCGCACTGGTCTCAGTCAGCTGCAGATCGCCACCCGCCTCAACATCACCCGTTACCGAGTCCGCCGGGCGCTCGCATCATGATCAACCGCATCAACAACACCATCTGCTTTCTGATCGCCGCGGCCGTGTTCGCGATGATCGGCCTCGATGCCAGCAACCAGCCTGGCATGACCCACAGCGGCACGCAGCTGGAGGTGCGCAAGTGACCCGCCCACGCCGTTTCTACTTCCAGATCAAGTCCGCCAACATCATCGAGTGCATCACGGCTCACAGCTTCACCGAGGCCAAGCACAAGGCCGCAAGCGAATGGCTGCCGTGGTGGGACCAGATCGAATGGCTCAACCCTGAAACCGTCACCGACCCGTCCATTCATGCCTGAGATCACTGGAGCGATGCTGCCCTTCATCTGGGCAGAGGATCCATCACCAGCGAAGCTGGGCGATGGCATCAGCCGGCCGAAGCCCGGCAGCCGCACTCGCGAATACAAGCTGATCGTCTACCCGACCGGCGCCAGGCCGCTGACGTGGATCACACGCGCGGAGACCAAACGGCACGCGATTCGCTACGCGCAGAACCGCTGGCCGGGTGCTGACGTGGAGGCGCTTCCTGAATGACTGGCAGTACCGCCCTCTGGATCATCGCTGGCATCTTTTCGTGCCTGATTTTCACCTTCAACGAGCGCCATTGGATCAGAGGCATGGAACTTGTAGATGCAATGTTGCTGTTGATGTTTTACACTTTCTTTGTCATTATAGGCCCGCTAGGCTTGACTATGCTTTTGATCGCACAACTAATTGTTTTTCTTTCAAATCTATGACTGAACCTCTCTCCCCCGCCGCGCAGGCGGTGTTAGATGCCGCCGGCTCCGCATTTGACCAAGCCGGAACAACTCGCCAAGGCATTGCCGCCGCCCTGCTAGCTGCTGCTGTGTACTGCACACGCGAACGACGCATCTTGATGACCATCGCCGCCGAGCTGGAGGGTGCCGATGCCTGACGCCCTGCTAGCCCTCGCCCTGCTGCTCGCCCTCGGCGCAGCGGTTGAGCTGTGCATCAAGGCGGCCTTCGTGCGCCTGCTGCCGTTGCTGCTGAGGTTGGGACATGACTGACCCCATCCGCGCCAAGCTGGAAGCGCTGATCACCGACAGCGGCACCTACCGTCAAGGCCAGCAGGATGAACGCCAGCGCCTGCGCAGCTTGATTGATGTTCGCATCGACCAGTTGCGTGGTGTCGTCGGCATCCGCAACCGGGAGCAGATGTGCGCTGAGCTGCTCCAACTTCGCCAGTTGATTGACCCATGAACCACCGCATCAGGATCGACCAGCAGCGCGCCGACATGATGGAGGCGCTCTACCAACGCAGCGGCCGCACCTGCTGCACCTACACCGGGTTGTGGGAGGAGTTTGCGCTGGAGATGGCCGCCAACTTCCGCGACACCTACTACCCGGAACTGCTTGATCGGGTGTGCGCCGCGATGGATGCCACCGGCTCGGTGATGACGCAGAAGCAGGCGCAGCAGGCAATCGAGGTGTGCCGCCAGCAGCTGCTCGGGGAGCGTTGGCGGTGAACTACAAGGGAGTCTGCGCCGCACTGGTGGAGCGGCTGGCTGAGTTCGTGCCAGCCGATGACCCGATGCTGTTGGAGGCGAAGAAGATCGTCGCCCATCAGCCGCCGCAGTTTGAGAAAGGCGCGAAGAACAAGTCGGCAGTGTTGACACCTGAGATGGTGCGTGAGCTGCGCCGGCTCCGTCGTGAAGGCTGGAGCTACGGCCGGCTGGCGATCAGGTTCGGCATCAGCAGCCGTCACGCCTGCCGAATTGCAAGCAACAAAGCCTGGAGCTGGATGGATGACTGACCCGATCAACCCAGACCACTACAAACAGGGCAGCATCGAGTGCATTGAAGCAATCGAGGCTGCTCTGACGCCTGAGGAGTTCCGCGGCTACTGCAAAGGCAACGTGATCAAGTACACCTGGCGCGAGCGCCACAAAGGCGGCGGTGAGTCACTCGCCAAAGCGCTGTGGTATCTCCGCCGACTTCTCGCCAAACTGGAGCCATGTTCTACCTCGCAGGGCTGAATCTGATCGAGCGGCTGGCGCTGTGGATCCTGTGCCGCAGCCCGCGCACCAGCTTGGTAGTGGTGAAAGAGCACGCCTGGCCGTCGGTGTTTGTCGCCAGCGATCCGCGCGATCCGGTGGCGGCGCACGTCACCAACGGCGAGGTCGAGCCGCTTTCAATGCAGCTTGAGCGGTTGTACCACCAGCCCGCCTACGGGGAGGAGGAATGATCAGCCTGCACGCCGGCCGCCTGCTGCTGGTGTGCAGCCGCTCCAGCCGCACGTGGCACGCGCGTGTGGTGCTTGGGCCGAAGCCTGAATACCAGCTTGAGGCCGACACCAGTACCTCAAAGCTCTATGAGGCGCTGCAACGTGCGCAGGTGATCTACCAGGAGGCGGTGGCCAGCATCCGGCCAGCCGACAGCCAGCGCATGTGCTGGGACTGCATCCAATGGGATCCGCGGTGCAACTGCTGCGAGCTGGGCATCCCAGAGTGCCGGCGCAGCGGCGGCCGGTTCGCGCCACGATGCGAGATGTTCCAGCCATGCCGCGCGAATGGGTGACAGCCACGCGCGAGCCGTGGTGTGTGCTGATCCACCAGGCCGTAATGGCGATCGACCGGCACAACAGTCTGTTCTTTCAGACAGGCGACCGTTGGCATCT